ATTATAAAAGTTATAATATTATTTAGAATAGTGGATTTGGCTCTACCTTTTTTAAAGGTAGAATTTTTTAAAGGTAGAATATATGAAGACACGAAGAAGATTACCTAACATAAGAAACAATTTGGTTACCATTAAGAAGTCTAAAATTGAAGGCTTAGGAGTGTTTGCTTTGGTTGATATTCCTAAAGGTACTAAAATTGCTGACTATTATGGTAAAGAAATGACACTCAAGAATTTTAAGAAAAAATATGGGGAATATAAAAACAATTCACTCAACACATATCGAATGAAAAGAATAAACCGAATAATTGTAGCTAAGGCTGAGCCATTCAAAAGTAAAAATTTAACAAATTATATAAATGAATCAAAAAAACCAAATTGTATACTTAAAAAACGTGCATTATATGCTTTAAATGATATCAAAAAAAATGACGAATTAACTTTACTATATCCAGAAGATTACAATCGATTTTGGTTGAAAAATAAAACTAGAAAAAATAATTAATATATAAAACTACTTAAAGACAATTATATTTATTATATTGTAGGATACAGCAATTAAATAGGTGGTAAGCATTCGCTATAATTTTATAAAATATAAAATTATTGGTGAATTTGTATCCTTACAGCATTAAAATATTATTTAAATATCACATATGTTTTAGTCTTTTTAAACCTTTACCAAGGTGTGAGACCAGTTTTTAACTGCTTTTTTACAATTTGTAAAATTGATTTTTGTTTATTATTTGTATATTAGATCTAATTAATTAGATGATAGGGTGAGGTGGATTTTTTATGGTCTTATAGTGTAGTTGGTTTATCACCGAGGTCTTTGATAAGATAAATTCTTAAAGCAAACCTCTGACCTGGGTTCGAATCCCAGTAAGACCTTTTTACACCTTTGCACATTTAAAACGCCGATTTAACAACTAAAAAAAATAACTTAAAGAAATGTTAATTATAATAAATGTTAACTGGTAGGTTGGTATCTTAACTGTCCTTTACTTTGAAAGAGAAGTATATTCCAGTTATAAAATTGGTTCAATTCCAATAGTTAACAATAAATAAAGTATTATAGTAGTTTATTTATTGTTTATTTTTTTTATTTTATTAATCTAATCAATTTGAAAAGAATTATTTATAATTTATACATTAGAAAAGTCGGCATTTTAAATGTGCAAAGGTGTAAAATATTAATAATTGTTTAAATACTTATTAATATTAAATTCTCTTCCATATAAAACCCTTACATGTTTTATAATTTGTCATATTCGGATTTGATGCTCTTGCTATACTAAATTGTGCAACACCTATTTCTTTAGCTGCTTCACTCATACTATTAAATGTCTTTATTAAATTATTATTTAAATCATATTGTTCAACTTTAATATTATTTTTATTTTGAATATTATCATCACGATAATAATTAAATAATGATTTACTTATCTTTTCCTTTACTTGACTATTATGTTGATAATTATTATTTTTAAATCTCTCCTTTGCTAATCTACTTAGATGTGCTTTCTCTTCATTTGTAAGTTTTTTTCCATAATTAGTGTTATTTTTACCACCTGTTTTTTCTCTCAATTTTTGTTTTGTTTCTTCTTTCAAATGTTTACCAAACATGGGGTGATTTTCACCTCTTAATTTTTCACTTAATATTTGTCTCAAAATTGGTGTAAATTTTCTACTTTTTCCTCCTTCTATCATATTATAACCATTTGGATATAGTGTTTGATATTTATTTATATAATCTTCTTCATATTTATCTGTATCTTCATCAAAGCATATACATAATAATTTAAATTTAAAATTATCAATTCCATATTTTTTATAAGCATTAAATAAACAAGTTCCGATAGAGTGTTTATTAACTTGTTTATGAGTGTTCCATCTTTTATTTATATCTTTTTGTATACTTTGCCCTACATATTTTTTACCATTTACCAAATTTTCAATTAAGTAGATATATCCCATTTAATATATATTTATTTTGCATTTATGTTATTTTAATTTATATTTACCATTAATGATTTATTTTCCTGTTAATTTTTAAATATTCAACCAATAATTATTTAAATACTTATTAATTTTTCAATAAAACTACTTAAAGACATTATAATAATATATATTGTGAGTAATTAGATTGAATTATTTCAATATAAAATCTCACAAATTCATAGCAGAATGGGTTCATTTAACTCGTAACCAGAACAATATCTGGAAGTTGCTATGTTTAGTGGTAGAATGGCTGCTTTGCAATGCCCATATTGTGGGAAATTAGTCTAGTGGTATGATTCTCGCTTTGGGTGCGAGAGGTCCCAGGTTCCTAAGGCTCGCCTGCTTTGCAATTCCCAGATTTCCCTTTTTTAGATGTAATTTTTATAATCTAAAATCAATCAATGCTTCCTTAGCTCAGTATGGAAGAGAAAACGACTGTTAATCGTTAGGTCCACGGATCGAAACCGTGAGGGAGCGACTTTATTAATATAAATATATTGGAATACTTATATTAATTATTTTCATATCTAAATAAAAAACCTTTTGAAGATTTAATTTTTCCATTACATGCTCTACAAATATTATTTTTTGTTGTATTTAATGCTTTTGCAGCCTCAACTGTATTAAAAAATACATTTATAACATTTCCAGACATATCTAATTGTACAACTTTGTGTTTTGTATTTATTAATCTAAGTTTTTCTATAGTTTCTATTTTATGTTTCCTTCCTTTACTTATATTACTGAGTTTAATTTTTGTTTCCTCTGTATGAGGTTTACCAACTTTTTTATAATTATTTGAATTCAGCCTTTTCTTAAGAGTCTCCGATATTTTTCGTTTAGTTTCTTCGCTGTGTTTTCCACCATTATTACCACCTAATCTTAAATTATAACCATTAGGAGATACGGAATTATATTTATTAATATAAAAAATTTCTAATTTATTTAAATCGTTGTCAAAACCTATACATATCAACTTGAATTCAAAATTTTCAATTCCATATTTACTAAATGCTGCTTTCAAATATATACAATTACTGTTTTTCTTCTTATGTTGTTTCCATCTTTCATATAAATCTTGAATTGTTTGGCCTATATAGTTTTGTTTTGTAATTTTATTGGTTATTCTATAAATATATCCCATTATAATCTTTAAAATAATATTTTTAATATATTTTTACAAAAATGTATTATAAAACAAATAATAGTTAGTTATATTCATTCCATCTTATTATCGTTTATAAATTTATAAATTCTAGCATTTATAATTGATACTATTTGTATAAAGAATTCACATCCACAAAATTGTTCATTATCGTCTTCTTCAATATCTTGTTTACCCTGTTGTTTTTCTTGATTATATTGAATATCTTGATGATTTTCTTGTTTTTCATCTTGAATATATTCGTAATGTTGATTTTCCTGATAATCTTCATTTTCTTTTTCCTCGATAAAACCCTTTTCTTCATCTAATTCCTCATCAACTTCCTCTCTGATAATCTCATTTTCAATAATATCGCTTACATATGGTAAATAAAGTAAATCAAAAAATTCCTTACATATTTCAAAAAACAATTTCATATTTATTTATAATAGTAAATATAAAATACTTTTTAAGCCTTTTGGAAGATCTTAATACATTCCCATATTTTGGCCGACTCATCAAATGAAAATGCACCTCTCTTTTGTGCTAAAGATAAAAAACTAACCATAACATTTAAAGCTGTATTCTCGTCTCTAATTGGAATATCAACCAACTTGACTTCGTTATTTTGTGGTGGAACAGGTGTCATATTCTCTGTAATAACAATATTGTCATTCATATTTTATAATATTGTTTTTCAATTGTTTTTAAGTTTCTATATACACAAATTATTTTATTTATTTTATTATAAAATTCATTTAAAGCCTTCTATTTATAGAATATAATAATGAACACACACGGTAATATGCTTTCAAATGATCCAGTATTAAACTCAACTATCGTAAACAAAGGTTTTGCAATTTTAGACGGCACATTTAAAGAACGAGGTTGGTATCTTATTAAAAATGAAATTAACTGGATTTCTTACAGCAAAGTTAGTGATGAAAGTAGTTATTTTGATATTAAAATTTTACAGGATAAGATTGTTGTTAGTGTTCCAATTAAAAATTCATCTTATCAATATGTTACTTCATTTAAGAGTTATTATGAAGCTAGCGAATATGTCGAACAAAGATTGATTGATTATATGGAATAAAATATTATTATATATACAAAATCAACAATTTAATTAGGTTTTTGATATCTATTTTGTTTTTTAAGTTCAATTTGTAATTCACTTAATAAAGGAAACTCATTAGGATTAATATTCTGTGTCAAAAAAGAAGGCTGTGACTCTAATGGATTATCATTTATTCCCCATAGGTACTGCCATACATCACTTATAAACGGTGGTTTATTTCTTACACGTAGTCTATATGCACATGAATAATCTGGATTTGCTGCTAAAGCACCACATGGATTGCAAGGTTTATTCAAAAAAGTAAATCCTGGAATTATTTTTTCTAAATCGTTGTAATCCACTGGTGTTACCTTTTCTGTTTGTTCTCCAAATATTCCCCCTTTCCCAGTATATCTTACTCTCTCTAAAGTTGGATTTTGTTCATCTTTCATGCTACATTTTATTACATCATCAGCTCGATTTTCTAGTAGTCCAACTGCATAAGGAAAATCACCAAATCCACTAGGAAGATCCTCCATTTTATTACCAGATGGGTCTTTAACTAGAACACCATTCAATAAGAACTGTCCTTCTTTTGTTTGATAAGATAGAATTCTTAATATAGCAGCCTGATTGTAAATACGTCTAGCGTAATTAACACGTCTATCATCATCGGGATTAACATCTTTGTCTTCATATGTTCTTTGTTGAGCAGTGAACCTTACGTAAGGATTTCTATTTACTGCTTCTGTGTAAAGGTTAACTACGTCTTCAGACCAAGGCCAGATTCCATATTTATTAAAATAATCAATTTCTTCTTGTGATGCCTGTGAATTTATTATATTCATATCAAAAACATTTTGTTTATTGATTGTGTGTTGAATATTTAAAAAATCTTGTTCTGATTGATTTGTAAATTTTTCTCTCGAGATGTGAGAAAATCTATATAAAATTAATAGTATTAATCCGGTAAGTAGTCCATATATTTTATTATTTGCAGAAACTAATAACACTGTTAAAATTAAAATCAAATTTCCTAAAAGTGTATTGAATAATGATACAAATAATTCAGGAATAAAGTATAATATTAACCAAACTGCAATTAATATTGTTAATAATCCTATTATTTTTGTTTTATTTTCATTATTAAATAAATTTTTTACCTTCATATATTATTAAATTATTTTTTATAATTGAATAATATATATATGACTAAGAGCAGAAAAAATAATAAAAAAAGGAATACAATAAAAAGGAAGACATTATCAAAAAGGAATAAAAATAAAAAATGTATTTATACAGACGAGGCAAAAAGATTGATGAAACTTATGAAAGAATTAAGAAAGAAAAATAAAACCAGAAAGAATAAAACTACTTAGATTACATACCAGTCGATCCAAAACCACCGTCACCTCTAGCTGTGCTATCACCCAATTCTTCTATTGTATCAACTATTTCAACAATTATTGGAACTAATCCGGGGGCACAAATCTGTAAATGTCTATCAAATTTATTTACATTTGTTTCATCTGTATAAATAACATCAAACATTCCAATTAAATGACCCCTATATCCAGCATCAATAATGCCAACATTATTAGCAAGACGAAGATTTGATTTTGAAATACTTGATCTAGGATACATATAGAAGCCACTATTATAAGAACTACTAATATTAGTTTCTATCATTTGTGCTCTACATATAATTTTATAGTCTAATTTATTTATTCCTGAAGAATTCATTGTTTTTGTTTCTGGAGAGAATAAATCAAATCCTGCATCAATATGATCAATATTTTTGTCTAATTTTAAATGATGTTTATCTATATTTTCCTTATATTTGGTTTTGAGTTCATTATCACTTGAGTCGACAAATATTTTTAAACGCATAAATTTATTATAAAACAGTAATAAATCCTTTTCTAAACCATATAAATAAACTTCCGTTTCACTTTTTGGATCTGACATTATTTATTTTATTTATGATTTAATTTTAAGTATTTTAAAATAAATATAATATATGAATAATTTACCACGATTAGAATTAACAGAAGATCCGAATAAAAATAATGATTACATTATTTATCGTTATCCTGTAAAAAAAACCATGAATACTAAAATGGTCTCAAGAAAAGATAGTACAAAAAAGATTAGTAATACAAAGAATAATCGGAGAAAGAATAATGGGAGAAAGAATAATGGGAGAAAGAATAATGGGAGCAAAAGAAAGACAAGAATCAGAAAGTCGCTTTTCAATATATTTACATAAATTATGAAACATATATAAAAGTATTATCTTATATATATTTATAATGTTTGCGTTTGGAACAATATTCGCTCTTTCGTTTCTATCTAGTTACATCACTGGTTTCCAGTATACAGAACAAGCCTTGTTAGACCAAGTTGTAGAAATGCCAGGACTTCAATGGAAGCCTACTTTTAATCAATTTAGTGGCTATTTGAACTTAGAAGGTACACAAAAATTTATTCATTATTGGTTGGTCGAAGCTGAAGATGTTGACCCTGAAACCGCGCCACTAGTATTTTGGACAAATGGTGGGCCAGGATGCTCTGGTTTACTCGGATTTATGACGGAACAAGGACCTTTTAGACCTGATGCAGACGGTAATATTCAGAAAAATTCTTATGCTTGGAATAAAATTGCCAATATGGTATTTTTGGAACAACCTGTTGGTGTTGGTTTCTCTTATTCTAATGTTAAAGATGATTACAGAATTGGTGACAAACAAGCAGCACAAGATAATTTAGCAACTATTTTAGCCTTTTTCGAGAAATTCCCACATTTCAATCACACTGCATTATACATCACATCTGAGTCATATGGAGGTCATTATATGCCAACTTGGGCAGATGCTATCATGAAATATAATGATGCTCAGGAATATTCACAGAACCGAATTAATTTCAAAGGATTTGCAGTTGGAAATCCATATACCGATTATTACTCTGGTGTCGGCGCACAAATGGAAACATATTGGGGTAAGCAATTATTACCAAAGCCTTTATGGGACACCTATATTGCTAATGGATGTACTGATCCTATTCAAATGTTCAATAATTCTGTCTGCTCTTTATTATTGCTTGATTTCAATAAAAAAATCGGAAATCTTAACCCTTATGCTTTAGATTATCCTGTTTGTTTAACTGCTCAACAACGCACTATGCATAAATTCTTATTCGAAGATTTCGGTGATCTACCTTATGAGCCTTGTGAAGATAACTATGCTACCAATTATCTCAATAAAATGGATGTTAAAACTGCTATTCACGTTAAGTCTGATATTGTGTGGGAAGAATGTTCCAGAACTACAAAATATAAATTAGCTGATAAATTGGTTCCTATGGAACATTATTATACCACTATACTCAACTCTAAGACACATCCTGATTTAAGAGTACTTGTATATTCTGGTGACGATGATGGTGTATGTGGAACTATTGGAACTCAACGCTGGATTTATGATCTTGGATTTTCAGTTGCTTCATTATGGGATACATGGTTTAATAGTGATGGACAAACTGCTGGTTATGTGACTAAATTTAATACACCTCCTGAAGGGAGCAAAGATAGCCGTTTTTATTTTATGACAGTTCATTTTGCAGGTCATGAAGTCCCTACATATAAACCTAAAGAAGCTCTCGAATTATTCAAAAAATATATTTATAACACAATTTAAGAAAATTATTAACATTGAGTAAGTAGTTCCAAAATTTTGTACTATTATATTTATATTTATATTTATATAATGGTAGTTATTGATATTGAAGGTATACAATTTGATATTAAGTATAAAAATACTAAAAATAATAAACATTTGTTATATCAAACTTTGAAATCTAATAATATAATAAGCGACACATTACATGTAATTAGCGTTATTTCAAATGTGTGCGAATTTAAAAGAAGATATGAATTAATGGAACAATTTATTAAAAGAATGGAAGAATTTCATAATATTAAATTATATATTGTCGAATTAGCTTACGGTGAACAAGAGTTTCAAATTACTTCGGATAAAAATCCAGCACATTTACAGTTAAGAACTAAACATGCTTTATGGCATAAAGAAAATTTGATTAATTTAGGGATTAAAAATTTATTACCACACGATTGGAAGGCTGTCGCTTGGATCGATGCTGATGTTGAATTTGAAAATATTAATTGGTCATTAGATACACTTAAATTATTAACTCAATTTGATTTGGTGCAATTATTTACAGTGTGTTTTGATTTAAATGAACATGAAATACCTATGTCAATATTCCAAAGTTTTGGATATAAATATTGTAATGGTGAGGAATTTAAACACATTAAGGGCGTTAATTATTGGCACCCTGGTTATGCTTGGGCTTGTAATAGAGAGTTTTATGAGAAAATCGGTGGATTATATGAAAGAGGTATTCTTGGGTCCGGTGATTATATTTTAACTCAAGGTATTTTGGAGAGTGTTGCTTGTGGAGATAAAACCCTTAAAAATTATCATATAGATATTAAAAAATATGTTGATAATATATCTTCATTAGATATTAATATTGGTTATACACCTGGTACCATTAGACATTTTTTTCATGGATCTAAAGCGAAAAGAAAATATATTGAACGTAATTCAATATTATTAAAATATGATTATGACCCAGTTACTTATTTAAAATATGATGATAATGGTATTATTATTCCCAGCGAAAATATGCCGAAAGAATTTATTGATGAAATATTACAATATTTTAAGGAGAGAAATGATGATGAATATTATGAATTGATCAAAAAATAATACTTTGATAATTTATTTATTATAAAAATAGTTAATTTATAATAAATATATATCATTTGGTTTCATTTAATTTATTTACCTTCTTGTTTATCAGAATGATCGATTAAATTCAATGCATCCAAACGATGATAAAAGAAACGATATTTTCCATCTAATTTCATTTTTTCTCTATTCATTTCATCTAATAAACTTCTTGCTTTATCTAATATATTTTGGTCTCCACCTAATTCTTTTGCTCTTCTTATAATTTTATTTATATTTTCTATCTCATCAATGACCTTTTCAGATTGTTCATAATATTTTTTATATCGAGTATTCATTTCTGAAACTATTTCTGTATAACTCTTTGTCGGCATATCTTCAAATTCCATTATTTCATCAATACTCGCCTTTTGAAATTCTATTGTTGTATCTTTCCAATCTTTACCATAAAAGCTAACATTATTTTTATTGAAATCTAACATGAATACAAATCCATCATTTGCTTTACCATTGTTTAAGAAATAACCTGATTCTAAAATATTTATAAAACTATTCTGACAATATCGTGTCAAATAACACCAATCTTTTAAATCCTTATTAGATACAGTTAAATCTATGAATGGTTTGCATTTTTCAATTGCATCTTTGGTTGGCTTATTTTTTGCCTCAATTAAATTTTCGAATACTTGTCTAAGTGATTCAATTGAACCATAATGTTTCATTAATACATAAATCTCTCTAACTAAAACTTGCCAAAATATATCAGCATCATAGTAAACTTTCATTAGACGAACTTTCCGACCAATTTTATATCCAAATGATCCTTGAGTTCCCATTTCTTTATATTATATTTAAAATCAATATTTAAATTAATATTTAAATTAAATTTTTTTTGTATAATTATAATTATTTATAAACAAAATGGTTCCGTTTGTGGTGGTTGAACAGTAGATGGTGGTTGTCTTTGTGGTCCCGATTTTATGTACCATTCTGGTGGTGCCAAGTATACATCAGATGTATTGCAACCACTTGCAAACGATGTGATACTTGTTCCGGCTGCCGCTTGACTTGAACCTGTCTGAACCGCATAAGGGAATGGTTTTTGTGTCCCAATAGGATTGTTGCAACCACGTGTCAAATATAAATTGTATTGAGCGTAAGAAACTGGTTGATAAAGTATCTTTGTATAAGGACCATTACGAGCCATATCATTATACTTGAACTTAGCAGTAGACCTTCCAGGGGTACATAAAGTTGGACCACAAGGTACAATATGACCTTCGTATGTACCGACATTATTGACTTTAAGACTACATGTATTTGCTGCCGCTTTATTTTGAATATATAACCATTGACTTTTTGTATCAGTTTGATTTCCTGTATAATCTGGCTGAACCCAGTAATTTGGATATTGACCATACCAAGCCCATCTATATTTCTTATCCAACATTCCATAATTCGAGAGAACGGATGGTTTAATATACAAATATTGAGTTCCCATTGTATCTACGACACGAGAGTTTAGAAGTGGTTCAACTGCTGCTTGTTTGCTGTGAGCATTTGGTAATGCACCACTCGATTGAACACCATTAGCAGTGTTTCCAACTAATGTTGCTGAAGGATATTTGCCGTATGTGCCACCAAATCCAATAGGCTGAGTTCCTCTATAAGGAGTACCTGATTTCGACATTTTCATATCTCTACCAACACCACCAATATTTCGGTGACCTCCATTTATAGAAAATCCAGCTGGACCATATGTATTAATAGCTTCTTTTAACACTTCGGTAGCATGACCAAATGGACCTTGAGGTAACCAAACACCACCTGGAGCTGTTCCTGAACGTTTTGAACCATAATTAATGACTGATTTTCTTTTAAAAGCAGTTAATGACATTATAAAATAGCATGAGATTTTTTTACGGAAAATTTAAATTCAGATTATAGTATTCATATCATAGTTTTCAGATTATAATAGAATTATACTACGGTGTTTTGCTTCTTCAACTAAACATCTAGAGAGAAGCCAATATAATTTGCTATTTTTAATTGGATGATTATTTAAAACATTTAATATAACTGATGGATTATTATGATTTATATATTCACTATAAAATTCGTCTTCTTCCAAAAGAGAATATATTATTAATAATCCTAAGCTAAAATATGTATTTTTAAAATGAATATATGATGGAATTTCTTTTATTGCTAACATTTCTGGAGAGAAAAAAAAATCTTTTGTTGAATAAGGACAGCTTATCATTACACATTGACTATCTTCGTCTATTTTTTCTATTAATTCATTACCAATATATACAAATGTTGAATCATTTATTACTAGAACTTCTTCAGGATTATAACCTATTATGGTACAATGTTCTATTTCTATTAAGTAATTTAATTGTACAACTAAACAACGAATTAGTTTTGCTATGTCTGGTACTGCTAATACCTCTTTTCCTGTAGTTCTTTTTTTATCGTCTTTATATTCTTTTAATGTTTTTACTTGATCTGCTTTAAAATAAATGCGTTTATATGTTTCATCTGTTGAACCACCTTGAATTATTCTTGTTTTTAATAAAGAATTTACTAATTCATAATTAGTTGTATTAAATTCTAGTTCATAAATATTATTCTCTTTTTTGATTTTTAGATTATCATTTATAATTATTTCAGTTACATTTATTCTCTCCATAATTATTTTATTACATTCTTTCTTGCATTGGTTTTAGATTATTTGTTTATTAATTTTATTATTATTGTTGGTATAATAATAAAATTAATAATCTGCTTTTACATATTTTATTTAATATATAAATATGACATCATATTTACATGTTATTTTTATAAAATATATAATATTTTTTATAATTGTAAATAAACAATTAACTATATTTTATCTTCCAAAGTTTTAATTCTCTTCTTAAGTTCTTGAATTTCTTTGATTAATATTGGTATTAATCCTGTATAATTTACTGATTGCATTTGATCACCGTCTTTTTCTCCAGTTACTAAACAAGGGAATACTTCTTGAAGCTCATGAGCTATTAAACCGATATCTTGTTTATCAAGTTTTTTATTTAAATATGTTACTGGGTTCAAATTATCAACATTATATGATTTACCAAGTTTTTCAATTTTTTCTTTTATACGATAGTCTGATGGTATATTAAAAGACCATGCTTGAGCATTACCATTCACATCTAATTCTTTTGTTGGATTATCAGTTTTTATTCCAACAAAACGTGATGGATTTAAATAAATATTATCCCCACTATAATCATTATTTATACCTATTTCTAAAGTACAATCTTCACCCGACCTTGGATAGTACTTAATCCATGCTGAGTCACCGGTACCTCCTCCAGGATTATCTGGAAACATTATTCCATTATTTCCATTTCCAGCAGATGGACGGATAAATCCACTTACCTCTAAATTTCCTACGAACCTTGTATTTCCACTTACATCTAATTTATAACCAGGAGATGTAGTTCCTATACCAACATTACCTGATGTAGTTGCTAGATAAGTATCACTTGTTGATCTTACTGAGCCAGTTATATCTAATTTATAAGCAGGAGATGCGGTTCCTATACCAACAGTACCGCCATTTCCTGGCCCTGGATTTAAACATAATGGTAACACGTTTATACCAGAAGTTCCAGATTGAATTTTTGCGACATTATCTGTTGTATCTATCATCAATCCAAGTCTTAAATTTGAATTTGTAGAACCAGTAATAAGTAGCTGACCATTATCACTAGCATACTCACCAGTAGCGTTACCACTAATTAGTAATTGAGCATTAGGTGTTCTTTCGTAACCACCTCTGTATGTTCCAAATCTACCAATTCCATTCACATCTAATTTATAACCAGGACTTGTAGTTCCTATACCTACATTACCATTTACATATAAGTTGTATGAACTAACTGAAGTAAAACCTGTTCCATAACCAGGATCTGTATAATTTATATAAACTCCAGCTGAATTTATCATTATTCTTGAATATGTTGTTGTTGTGCTAAATTGATATTGGGTCAAAAATATTGGTTCATCAGTGTATGGAGTACTAGTACCAGCATCTCCGGTTCCGATTTGAAAATATGAATTATCTGATGTTGGAGTAGCAAATTTTATCAATGCAAAATCGTCTTGTGATTGAAATCTAATTTCTTGCGAACCTGTTGCATCAAAACTCTCAAAAGTTAAATTACTTCCTTTTCCAATAATAACACTTCCAGAGCTATTTACAATAAGACCACCATTTATAGTACCAGGTGGTATACTCCCAGAAGCATAACCTTTTATTGCAATACCATGATTATAGCTGGGGGGATTAAATTCTATATAAGATTGATAAGTGCCATCAATTAGATGCTGAATTCTAGTGCTTGATGTACTCCAACCTGAACCAGCAGTATGTCTATACAGATATGTATTTAAAAATGCGTTATTGCTATTCAAACCCTTTAAAGACGATAAAGAAACACTACTCCCAGACGTACTAGATAGTTGTACATTATTTGTTAGACTTAATGCAGGAGTAGTTGAACTACCAGAACTATCAATACTAACATTACTTGCAGAACAAACTATTCGACCTGTAGGTGTAGCAGTAGAACCACCTGCTCCCATAGTGACAGATGATGCAGTTATACGAATACCATTTGTAGTAGTACTATTTGAGCAAAGTGTAAATGCTTCTGTATTTTCAGGTGTAGCAGTTATAACTTGATCTCCTGCTAGAACCAAAGGATTATAATTTCCAGTAGCACAATTTAAAGCAAACCTCATTTCATTTCTACTATTAGAATCTATAAGACTTAATGTTGGTTGAGTAGTTAAACCAGTACTTTGGACCAATAATGTACCAGATATTGATGTATTTCCATTTACGTCTAAGGTGGAACCGGGGTTTAATTTATTAATTCCTACTCTGTTATTAGCTATATCTAAATACATGGTTGGTGTGCCAGTACTATAATATTTTTGAATTAATAAAGGTTTTGAACTTTCAACTGTTCCACCATTTGTTGATCCTGATTGTATATAATTATAATTTGATTGATTGATTATTCTAACAACACCATCAGTATTAAGTAAATCGATATTTGAACCTCTAAATCCTGCATTTCCACTAACATCTAATTTAAATGTTGGATTTGTAGTTCCTATTCCAACATTACCGGGATTTGTAGTATTTCCTTGGGCTGGATTTAAACATAATGGTAGTGTGCTTTCATCAAATCCAGCTTGAATTTTTGCAATATTATTTGTTGTATCTATCATAAATCCGAGTCTTAATCTGTGATCTGTGGAACCAGTAATAATTAATTGACCACTATTACTAGCAAGATTACCAGTAGCATTACCTCCAATTAATAATTGAGTGCTGCTTGTGAGATTAGTATAAGTACCCATGTATGTTCCAAATCTAGCATTTCCACTTACATCTAATGTATAAGCAGGATCTAGATTTCCTATACCAACATTACCTTTATTATAATAAATCTTATTTCCATTTTGACTCCATAATGAAGAACCTGCAGGTCCTATATCACCTGTTGGACCTTGAAGACCTGTTGGACCTTGAAGACCTTGAAGACCTGTATTTCCTCTAGGTCCAGTAAAACCTATTGGACCTTGAAGACCTGTTGGACCTTGAAGACCTTGAAGACCTGTTGGACCTTGAAGACCTTGAAGACCTGTTGGACCTTGAAGACCTTGAAGACCTGTTGGACCTTGAAGACCTTGAAGACCTGTATTTCCTCTAGGTCCAGTAAAACCTATTGGACCTTGAAGACCTGTTGGACCTTGAAGACCTGTTGGACCTTGAAGACCTTGAAGACCTGTTGGACCTATTGCACCTTGAACACCTTGAAGACCTTGAAGACCTGTATTTCCTCTAGGTCCAGTAAAACCTATTGGACCGATTGGACCTACTGGACCTATTTCACCAGTTGGACCTGCAGGACCTATTTCACCTGTATTTCCTATTGGACCTACTGGACCTATTTCACCAGTTGGACCTACTGGTCCTATTTCACCTGTAAAACCTATTGGACCGATTGGACCTACTGGACCTATTTCACCAGTTGGACCTACTGGTCCTATTTCACCTGTAAAACCTATTGGACCGATTGGACCTACTGGACCTATTTCACCTGTGGGACCTGCAGGACCTATTTCACCTGTATTTCCTATTGGACCGATTGG